GTGGGACTTACATTCTCACAAATCATCACGTCGTGGGTAGCTGTATCAAGATTGAAAAGAAATGGTCCACCTTGCTAAAGAAAGAGCGCAAAATGGACGTTTTCGAGATCGTGGACGTACATCTTTTTGATTACAAGTACGAAAGCCGGGCAATCGGTGGTCTGACAATCCAGTCGGACATCCTAGCATATGACCCCGAAGAGGATCTCGCATTATTGAAATTGAGATCTGCTACGCCTGCGGCTTCTGTAGCCAAGCTCTATCCGAGGGAAAGGGAGAGCGATTTACGCATCGGAATGGGCGTAATCACCGTGGGAGCGGGCCTGGGAGCGGCTCCTGTGCAGACAGAGGGCATTTTATCGCAATTCGGCCAGGAAATTGATCGTAGGGAATATTGGCTGAATACTGCACCTTCGATTTTTGGTAACTCTGGTGGAGCGATGTTTTTGAAAGATACCTTTGAATTACTGGGTGTGCCCGCTAGGATTGCGGTTGCCAACATGGGGCTCTCTGCGGACGCTATCACACATCTTAGTTACGCCATTCCCATTACACGGATCTATAACTTTCTTGAAGGCCAGAAATTCCGATTCATCTATGACGACAACTTTACCGAAGAGAGTGAGTTCGAACTTCGTAAGGAGATAAGGGAAAGGGAGGAGAAGCGACAGGCAGAAACAGGAGAAAACTAATGAGGAGAAAGGTATTTAGTATTGTTATTGGTTTGGCGCTGATTGCGGTTGGTTCTTTAGGGTTGGCGTACAATAAAGATATTTCGCGTTACATAGAACATGAGACATTTATCGGAAAGCTAGATCGTTCTCCCATTAGCCTTGTTTTTCGAGATCTGTACATCGCATCCATGGCCCACAATAGGGCCGGAGATCCTATTCCTTTCGAGCTTATCAAAGAATATGATGGTGGATTTGGTAGAGCACCTTATCGTATTGATTATGTAAAAGGTAATTTAATTTGCCCTTATTGTTCTTGGGGGATCCGCACAAATTCGGAATGGCTAGCAGAGTTTGTCAGATACGTGGTGCCGTTTTACGAATACGAAGGGATTGCACCACCTAATCAATCTGTCTATCCTATCCAGATCGCGTTTTTCCCTCTCACGGGTGACAATTCATTTCACCTTCTAGGAAGTGCTGCTACATGGTACAGCGTGGTAAACCTGAATGAGCGCATGTTATTGAAACCTAATGCGGATCTCAGACAAATTTATTCCACCATCATTCACGAATTAGTACATACGCAACGAGGCGGATTTTCTAACGATAGACCGAATATTATCGAGCCCAAAACACAAAGCGCTACATTGGAAGTATTAGCTGCTATGTGTAATTATGGTGATGACGTTGCCTGTAAAGCGTTCTGGTACGAAGTAGAATCCTGGGCACGCGGTTCCTTATGGGTAAGACTGCGCATGATAGGACTGGATGATTTATACCAGCCATTAGCTAACCTATTATGGAGAGATGCTGACCAGGAAGCCGCAGCAGATAAAAGTTTGCGCCACTGGTTCGAAGATGAAGAAGCAGAGCATTACCTTTGGGACATTATATACAACTACGAAAAGTATCCCTGGGAAGTACACGTAATACCGGGTATCTGCGGACAACCAATGGATACAGGGCAGGCCAAGTTCGTAGAGGTTACATCAAAAGGTGATGTAATCTTCGAGATAATCGGTATGCTGTTTGACGACACAGCAAGCATGTTTCCCTGGTGGGTGAGAGAGATTACCTGTGCGTTACCTTATGGGCCACAGGTACCGTAATAAATTATAACAATCATAATAAATTATAACAGACAATCTTCGCTAGAGTTGCGCTCACAATAATAGTCACTTATATGCACAATACTAATCACCGTATCACATGGAAAGAACACGGTAAGCGTATATCACCGTATGCCAGATGGTATACCCGGTGGCCTAGTGGCGGTAGATACTGGAAACGCAGGCTATCCAAGGCACGTAGGCGCTGGCAGGATACCCACCACCGGGGCCTGCTGGCAGCAGAGAGCGAGTGCAACTGGCGCTCCTGGTAGCCGAAGGCCGCGGGAGGACTGCTTACCAAGCCCCCCGATACCGTATACCGTATACAGTGACAATACCTGGACAACCATGGTTATGATAACAACAATTATCTCAACCACTAGGGGTAACTAGGCAACCAGCACCCCGGAAACCTGGACAACAGGTGTACAGGAAAAGAATTCTTTGTGGCGCCGGCTATGGGTTGCGAGTTACTCCCTCCACCCGAAATCAGGCACCAGACCCCCCTAGCCCCCATGGGTAGGCATAGGAGCCCTGGTAGCACAGGACCCCCTTACACAAGGTTATCCCCCTTTATGAAATGCATAGCGACTACGAAATCCGGAAAACCGTGTCCTAACAACGCTGGTCACAAGTACGACCCTGATAGTCGTTACTGTTACATGCATGATCCGGCGTTAGAAGCCCAGCGGGCAAAAGACAGGATGCTGGGCAGGGCTACGCAGCAGGCGAAGCGCAAACGGGCTCCGGTTAAGAAGCCTGATGACATGGACCAGTTTGTTTTGGAGATGTTGCAGGAAGTCATTGACAGGTTGAATTCGCATAAGGGGATTGAAGCAGATAAGGCGCTTACTACGGCGATCAATGCATTGGATAGAGCTTTAGACAGGCGTCATAGTATGCTGGGGAAAGGTGACGTGACGATTAACGTGGAGCCTTCCCAATGGGAAACGGATATCCTGGAAAGGCAGTTTGAGATCTGGGCTGATGAACGGGGTTACGTGAAACCTAGCGATCTCGACGTTTCCTGAGAAAATTAGCTGCCAGAAGAACCGCACAGAGTAATACCACCCCGCACAGTATCAGCAATAATAACCCGATTTCATTTATTGTGAATAACATAGTTTCCTCCCTTTAAATCATTATATTATCGTTTTACAGTTTGTCAAGTACTAATGAACACTATTAATATTTCCCTCCCAGAATACACACATTCTCAATATCAGGTAGTCAGACACCCCGCAAAGCGCAAAGTCATCTGTAACGGCCGTAGAGCCGGAAAAACGTTACTATCGGCTAAAACATCCGTTGAAAGGGCGTTACATGGCTCCAGGGCGCTCTACGCCGCTCCTACGGACGATCAGACGGAGATGTACTGGTCGTACGTGAAAGAATGGCTGGATCCCCTGATAAAAGGCGGCCTGGTTCGCAAGCTGGAAAAGAAGAAAACCATCGAGTTCCCCAACGGTGGCCGCATCAAAGCCAAGACTGCCTGGGACGCTGACAGCTTGCGTGGCGACTATGCAGACTTCCTGATACTGGACGAGTACGCTTTCATGAACCCGGACACCTGGGAATCCGTAGGCCAGCCGATGCTGCTGGATAACGACGGGGACGCCTGGTTTCCGTCAACGCCCCTGAGAATGAACCATTTTCACGATTTGTACATGAAATGTCATGAAGATGGGGACAGGTGGGCATCCTTCCATTTTACGAGCGAATCTAACCCGTTTTTGTCGAAAGCAGCTCTGAAAGAGTTGATAGCCGATATGGATGACGAAGCCTATCGTCAGGAGATTTTGGCGGAGTTTTTGGAAGGTGAAGGGGCTGTATTCCGTAATATTCCGGCGAACTTGTGGAACCCCACGGCGGAGGATTTAGAAGAGCATAAAAACCATAAACTGATTTTAACGATTGACTGGGGTAAGAGAAACGACTTCACGATTGCTGATTTAGGATGTGTAGATTGTCAGTGTGAGTTATTCATGGATCGCTTCAATACCGTCGATTACACCATCCAGAGAGACAGAATAAAGAAAATCTACGACGACTGGAAGCCTGAAATCGTGTTAGGCGAAGCCAATGCGATGGGAGAACCCAACTTGGAGCAGCTAAACGAGGACGGGGTACCAATATCGGCTTTCTGGAGTACCCACCAGTCAAAAAGCAAGATTATTCGTCAATTATCGCTTGCATTGGAAAAAGAACAATGGAAATGGCTGGATAACCCTATAGCAACCGGTGAGCTAATGTCTTACGAGATGAAAGAGACTCGAATGGGAAATCTGACCTTCAATGCCCCAAAAGGAAAGCATGACGATACGGTTATCACACGTGCCCTGATGGTTTACGGTGCTGTGTGGGGCTCCGTGTCTTTGGGTTTTGTGTAAGGAGTAATGAATGGACAATAGAACAGACGCGGAAAAGGAAACTTCCCCCTATTTTGACCATTGGGAGTATACGGGAAATGCGGCGCAGAAATTTCTAAAAACGGGTCCTAAAAAAGCAATCTTCAAAACGATTACAGAAACCGAAGCCAGGATCCTAGCGGAGGCTGGTGACGAGATTTACTTAGAACCAAGAGACTACGAGAAAGTATTAGTCGAATTTGCGGACGATCCTAAGAAGGCGATTACTTATCAGAGATTCTTAGTTTTACAGGAAGAGTATGGCGTAAATTTAGAAAAACTTTATAAAAAATCCCCCTGGGTTTACAAATGCGTGGATGTGCGCGCTATGGCCCTCGCAACCATGCCATGGGTAATCATGAAGGGCGAAACGGAGCAGAAAAACACCGATATCGCCAGATTACTGCGGGAAGTCAACCCAGAGGCAAACTGGAAGGACCTGATCGCCAGCACCGAAAAGGATTTATGCATCTATGGCCTGGCTTACTGGTGGAAGGTACGCGGCGGCGGGGATCCCGCAACGAATACAAGCGGAACAATACGATTCATCAAGCGTCTGAACCCCGCGTCCATGGAAATCAAGGCCAGCAAGGACGGGATTTCCCATTTTGAACAAAGCATCGAATCCGGCACCCCGAGAAAATTCGCCCGGGAAAACATCATTTTATTTAGGAACTACGACCCTGTAAACGACTTCGGTACCATCAGCCCCCTGGAAACCTGCAAAACGGCGGTGAAAATCGAAATCGAGGCTAACAAGTGTCTTACAGCCTTCTTTGAGAATAAGGCTATGCCGGATGTCGTAATGACCTCTAAAGAAGTTATCCCTAATACCGAACTAAAGAAACTAATGCTCCAGTGGAAACGGGAATTTGGGGGTAGCGAAAAGCAACATAAAACCGGCTTCATCTCCCACGGCTTCGAGCCCAAAGAAATGGGCTACGCCCCCAGCCAACTGGCACTCTCGGAAATCCGGCAGGAAATCCGGCGGGACATCACCTGTGCCTTTGGAGTGCCGATTGCCCTGATTAGTGGGGCTGAGGCCGTGAACTACGGGACCCTGAAAACGCACCGGCGCTCATTGTATACAGAAACCATTATCCCCCGCTCCGAATACATCCAGGGCGTGATTAATGCGGAATTGATGAACGAATTTAAAGGTGGACTGGAATTCCGTTTCCTTCCCGAAAAACTGGATGTCATGCAGGAGGATAAGGACCGCTCCGCTGAAAGCGTGGCACGGCTGGTGGAAGCTGGGGTGATAAAACCCGAAGTAGGTGCCGTAGCTGTGGGCTTCAAGGTAGACGATGCGGGTATCGGAAAGCAAGCAGTACCTTCGTTCCCGCCGAAGGAAATGCCCACAAAGACGATTGATAATAATGATGATTATACTAACGAGCTTAGATTGTGGCGGAAGAAAAGTATAAAAAGAGTAAAGGCTGGAAGGCCCGCAGCTTGTGAGTTCAAAAGCGAGTTTATTCCAAGCCTTACTATCGCATCAATTGGTGGGCAATTGGAAAACGCCGAGGGCGAGGACGACGTAGATATGATTTTTGATGAGGCTGAATTGTGGATAGATTTTCCCTAGAGAAGAAGTTTACTAAAGAACTAAGTAAGTTTCTGGCACAACAGCGTAAAGAGATAAATGAAAAGCTGAGTAGCCCGTTTCACGGACTAAGCGAGGACTTCTGGGAAAAGCAAATCCAGAAAATGCGGGTTGTCATTGAACCATTTGCAGAAAAAGCCTACGGCATGGGCGCTGATTATACCTACAGAAACCTGCTTTATGATGAAAAAACCGAGGCCGGTTACATCGACAACATCCTCTCGGCTGCGATTGAATGGGTGAAGGCATACTCACTTGAATATGTAACTAAAATCACCACCACAACACAAATGGCCGTACAAAAAGCCATTGAAAACTTTTACTCAGTCGAAGGCTACACAGTAAAAGACGTGATGAAGGCCATCATGGAAAGTGGCGTCTACAGCCCCAAGCGTGCGGAAACCATAGCAGTTACAGAGATAACCCGGGCACATTCGGCAGGTGCCGAGGCGATGGCGAAGCAGTTCGCTGAAATGGGTATCGAGTTTGACGAAATCTGGGAAACACGCCACGACGGGCTGGTGTGCAACGTTTGCGGCGATAGACACGGGAAGCCTCGTGGTACGGCATGGCAGGGTTACCCCCCTGCCCATCCGAATTGTAGGTGTAGAGTGTTCAGAAGAAGAAAAGAAGAAAAGAAAACATATAAGGAAAACGCTTTGGCTGATTTTTTGATAGGTTTGGGCTCCTTGGGTTCTATGGTGAATGAACTTCCCCAAAGTCTAAGAGAGGAATTTAAATCAGCGGTAGAGCTAATAACAAAACAATTTGCCAAAGCAACCAAGCACTTTAATGAGAGAAGCGATGTCCTTACAGAACAAGTAAATGAGGTAAAAGAAACTCAATCGCAACTCGCATCAAAAGACGAACTCACTTCCATACAAAAAAAGCAAAGCCAGGAAACTCGGAAAATCAGCACCGAAATCAAAATCATCGGCAATCAATTACCAAAAATAAAGCGTGAAGCAGAAGCCAAAGCCTACGAAATCGTAGAAAAGAAAGCCGCCAGCTACGCTTCCGCGGTTCACGATCATCCCTTCAAAGACCACTCCCTTTTGGACCACACCGACGACATGGGGCCAAAGGACGTCTTAATCGGCAAGCAAATCCGCCCGCTGACCATGGCCGACTTGCCGGAATACCTGCAATCGGAACCCGTGCGCGGTGGCGGAGGTGGGGGCCACTGGCCGGACATCGAAAAGCCTTCTTACGTTACCTTGGCGACTACCAGCGTGCTGGCTAACGAACGCGTGTTGACGGGGACTGCTAACCAGATAACGGTGACCGATGGCGGGGCTGGGACTACAGTAACGCTTAGTTTACCGCAGAACATCCACACGGGGGCGATTCCGCAATTTGCCGGTTTAGGGATTGGAAAAGCCGGAACATCAGGGAATATAGTATTTTCGGCGGCAGCAACAATTTCAACCACTGCGGGGAATTTAACATTCAATTCAGCGGGAAATGTCATTGTGTCGGGTACTAATGGGATTGATTATAACCCTGGCTCGGATGGCGATGTTGATATTATAACCGTGGGGGTAACAGGAGCACCAAGAATATGGTGGGATGAATCTGAGGATCTTATATCTTTTACAAAGGGCATTTCAATAGCACAGAATTTTGAGGCGAATTCAAATGGCGCCATTAGAATAGCAGGTTCCAATGATGCGTTTGGGACTTATTTGTTCTCTGCCAATAATTCAAGTGTTTTAAATACCGCTTCAACGTGCTATGGTTTGGTCTTTGAGGTACGGAATCAAGGAGCGGGTAGCGCAAGAGGAATTGCATCAACTGCTACATCACAAAGAGCTGGCGCGGTTGGTAGTTTGATGGGGGTTCAATCTAAAGTAAGAACAAATAATGCCTCTTTAGTTGTTGCCGAAGGATATGGAATTTATATTGAGAGTCCAACAATTACGTCAGGTAGTATAACCTCCTTATATGGATTACGAATATTAGATCAAAGTGTCGGAACATATCAAAGTTTTGCAATTTATACAGGCGCGGGGACAATTTCCTTTGGCGACAGTCTAGCTTTTCGCCAAGCATCCATCATCAGTACGACCGCTGGGGACTTAACGCTATCACCTACAGCAAACCTGAACGTTACAGTAGACGCCGCGTTCGGTGGTTCTCATGCACCATCCGCAGTGATACACGCAGATCAATCATCTTCCACTGGCGCCCAACCGGTATTATTATTGGATCAAGCAGACATTGACATAGAATTCATAAAACTTGTCGGCAGTTCAGAGGACGGCGAAGCAGACAGGTCACTAGTTGACGTAGCCGATATGTCCACGCCGGGGGCGTTGGTGGGCTGGTTCCAAGTTTACATTCAGGATGACCAAGCGACAAATCCGATTACCGATGGGGTTTACTATGTCCCATTCTATGCTGCGCCTAGCGCATAAGGAGAATAAATGTCACAAGTAAACGAATTATTACCTAAGAACGCAGTAAGACCTTACGCAGAATTCAAATTCACTTACCATTACTTAAATGATTCGATTGGGGGTAATGTATTCGTTCAAGTTCTAAATGATACCGCACCAGGAGAAACGGAGGCTAGATTAACTTTACCGTTATCAGATTTAGACTTCACACCTGCCGAAGTAAACGCAGTAAAAGATTTAATCCGTTCAAAATTACAGACACTTGCACAAGACAATAATTTATCTATTTATGAGGAGTAATCTCTACCATGAGTAAATCAAATGCAATAACAGAAGAACAAGCAAAAGAAATCCTGACCGCCGAGGCAACACGCAGGCAGAACACCTTTAGAGATGAGTACGTTGCACTCTGCAACAAGCACGGCCTTCAACTCGTAGGCGTTCCCCAACTCACACAGGACGGCAGAATCGGCGTCAATTTAGTAGTAGGAGAAATACAAACTTAGGAGTAACAAATGGCATTAGATTCAGATTCGGCACTCAGTCTTACAGACTCAGATTCTACGATATCCCTCGGAGGCAGTTCATCGAACCAAAAATCCCTCCGCATCTACGACGAAGGCTTCAGCGGACTGTTCAGCATGGACCCCGTTTGGGCGGCACTCAGGCGCGGTGACGACTTCTTCACCTGGGAAACTGCGCTGGCGTGTACTTCGGTAGCGGTTACCTGTGCGGACAGCGACGTATTCGTGGGCATGACTGCCACGAACCAGATTGCATTTATTACGGAAATTGCTGTCGGTGTGGAAACAGTGGCCGATTACGCCACTTTCCAACTGGTGAAATGTTCATCCGCAGCGGCTACAGGTACCGCAGCTGCGCTTTCACCAGCTTACAAGTTCTGTACCTATGGTTCAGACTTACCCAGCGAGATTGTTCACACTGTTCAATTTAACCCGCCCATCGCATTGAAATACAGCGCCGCTACTGCGGAATCGTTCACGATTCAGTATACCGGCAACGATACCGACGCCACGGTATGCGCTGGTATCCATGGGTGGTTTGAAGATATCCCTAGTTCGTAATGCAAACTGAGATAGAAATAAAAGGTATTGACGAACTCCGCAAGAAACTCTCCAAAGTCCAAGCAGAAAAGGTATTCAACGAGGTTTTCCCCCTCATCACAGACGAAATAATGCACGAAGCAGGAAAGTATCCTGCGGAAACAAGCGCCAATGTACCCAGTACAGGTACTTGGTACAGGCGCGGTACTGGACGAATGCAGGGCACCAAAGCTTATGATGATTCAGAGGACTTGCTTGGTCAATGGTATGCCAAAACCAGTCTGGCTAAATTTCAAGCCAAAATTGGGAACCTTGCTTCCTACGCCAAGTACGTTCATGGAGATGTTCAAGCTAAATTCCACGGTGCAAGAGGATGGAAGAAGCTAACGAAAGTAGTGAAAAGCTACAAGAGGGAAATCGAAAAAGAACTGAAACGAGCAGTAAACCGGAGGCTTAGATAATGCCAAAAGATAAAACGAAAATTATACGCGGTGAATGGTACGACCTCGAAGCCAGGAAATCCGACGACGAATGGATCCTTGATGTCCTGGGGGCGCCATTCGGTTCCCCCGAAAACAAAGACCGACAGGGTGACTATTTCAGCCCCAAGACCGATTTCATGGTGAAAGAAGGCGACGAACGCCCAGTCCTTTACTACCACGGCGATCGCCCCGATGGTGGGCCGGATGATCGCCCCCAGATTATCGGGAGGGCAAAGGTTACCAAGAAGGACGAAAAGGGCTTGTGGTTTGAAGTGATTTTAGACAAGACAAAGAAACTTGCCGAGCGAGTATGGAAAGCTGCCATTGGTGGCCTCGCCCGCGCAAGTACAGGAAGTATTAACTATTTGGTACGACGTTCTCCTGACAGGGAAATACTCACCTGGCCTATTGGAGAACTTACATTAATCGATCAAGGGCAGGGTCGACTACCGGCCAATGACATGGCTACCGTCGCCCTGAAATCAATTTACGTGGAAGCTGAACTTGAAATGCCAGAGACATTCATAGAGAGCGAGGAGCTAAAGGTGAATGTAGTGCAAGAAGAGGAAAGCGAAACAAAAAGAACCTTTGATGAATTCAAATTCCTTTACTACCTGGAAAAATTTACCAAGTAATTCCGGTAGTAATGGACAACATGGAGGAAAGAATGGAAGAGAACACTGACCTCGAACTTCAAGTTGCTAAGGCTATTGCTCTCTATGAAGAGAGACAGGAAACTGCGCGCAGGAAGGAAGAGGAAGAAAAAGCGAAGCTCGAAAAACTAACCGAGGAAATCGAATCCAAGGTTCGGGCTGAGCTCGAAGAAGAAAAGAAAGCCTGGAAGGAAGCCAAAGGCTCTGCAACCGTCATCGAGAAATCGAAGCCTGGAATGGGCGTAGAATCGCTCAGACACGACTTTGATCACTGGTTACGGACAGGCGACTATGGTGCGGCCAAGTCATTGGTACCCGCTAAGTACGCCACATGGGGGCCACGCTACGACCAGGTGCTGACCGAAGATCAGCGCAAAGCACTACAGGAAGGCGACGCCACAGAAGGCGGTTACCTTGTTCCTATTGATTTCGTTGCTGAGATCGTAGCGAAACGAGATAACTATAGCTTTGTGCGGCAGATGCCTGTTCGTGTGATTAATACCTCACGTGACAGCATCGAAATTCCTGCCGAAGATACGTCACTAACCAAGTTCTCCCGAACGGCGGAAGAAGCATCCTACTCAACCAATGACCCCAGCTTTGCCGAGAACCTGGTAACCGTGCATAAATGGACGAAGCTAACCAAGATTTCTGAGGAACTCTTGGAAGATGACGCCACGGACCTGATGGGCTGGTATGCTGACGCTGTTTCCCGAGCATGGGCGCAGACTGAGGCTTACTACGTTGCCATCGGTACTGGCACAAACCAGCACGAAGGTATCTTCGTCGGTGGCGACACGGATGCGCTGACGTTTGACTCTGCTAATAGTATTGAACGACAGGAACCCCATGAGTTGATGTCTAAACTCAAAAGCGGCTACCTGCCTGGATCTTGCTGGTTAGCTGATAACCTGACATGGCATCATATCGCAACGCTCAACGACGCAAATAACTGGGCCTTTGGCTCGGCTGATAATCTTCGCTTCAATACGGGCGACGGTGCGCATATGGGCTGGCTGTATGGCAAGAAGTTCTTTGTCCAAGACGACATTGATGCCATCGCCACCAGTAAATGTACTTTGATGTTCGGTAATCCGTACTTCTATGCGTTAGTCGAACGCAAGGGCTTAGCAATTAAACGCAACCCGTACCTATACCAGGCATCCGGGCAAGTAGGTTTCTTCTCATCCTTTAGACAGGGTGGGAAAGTACTTGTCGAGGAATCTTGGGTAGGCGGGGTGCAGGCGTAAGGAGGAAAACATGCCTAAGATGCTACCACTTTACGAACATATTGGCGAGCCCGTAATGCTTATCGAACCTGATGCGTATACAAGCGGCACAATCGATTGCTCCGATAACGACGCCAGCGTTGTTATCGATGGACTAAGTTCTGTCCTGTTCCTGTTGCAGATAGGAGACGCTGACACCTGTTCTTCCGTCGCCGTCTCAATCAACTATTCCTGTGACACTGAGGGCAGTAATGCTAACACCACATCAGGAACCTGGCACTCCACAGATGCCGTTTTCGTGGCGGTTACATCCGCAGGCGTAAACGAAATCTACTTGATGGAGTTGGATATAGGCCGGAAAGGACTTACGGAGTCGGGTAGTGCTCTATTCGCCTCGGTTGTCCTGACGGACGCAATCGACATGGCGCTATGCGCTATTCCTGTCCCAGGAACTATGCAACTACCGTCTACGAACGAGAACGCTGTGGTTTATGCCTACGGTAATCCCGATACGTAAAAACAACAATTGAATAGGAGGGGGGTCGTTACCCCCCTCCACTTTAGGAGTAATACATGGCCTATACCGTAACAAGTGACGTAAAAGCCTTTGGTGGGTTCACTGATTCTGACACCACGGATGATGTGCTAATTGGGAAAATCATTCCCATGGCACAAACCATGATCGACACCTACACAAACAGAACTTTCGAATGCTCAAGTACAACCGAAGCCACGCGCACGTATGACGCTAACCTTGACGTTGAAGATGAAACTCTATGGCTGGACAAAGAACTGAACACCATAAACTCCATCAAAGTCGAAGGAACGGCGATAGATAGCGACGGTTATGTTACCAGTCCACGCACCGACAAACCCTACTATGCCATCACCATCCTGGATTCTGCCGGAGATAGCGACGACTGGAGCTATGACACCGACGCCGAAAATGCCATCGTAGTTGATGGACATTGGGGCTATTCGTCCGCAGCACCCAGCGACATCAAATGGGCTTGCGAACGATTGACCCTATGGCTGTACAAGCAACGTAATTCAGACGTAGACCTGGACCGACCTTTGCTTACTGGCCAAGGAATAACCATCATGCCGACAACGATACCGGCTGATGTGGCCAGGATACTGGCAGTTTACAGGCGCCGTGACATAGGAAGCGCATAATGGCATCCAAGATAACTAGCATCTACTCGAACATAGCCTCACGTGAGGTTTACTACGACAGCGATATCCTACCTAAAGTATGGGACTTGAACGATGTAGGTAAGTTCGATGGCGAAATAGCTAACTCATGTCCTGTGCGTGTCTTATCTGTCATCTCACCGGAATCAGGGCTTGAAAGTGCGACGTTTGTTGAAATGGGCGAGAATATGGAGGTTACGTGGAAGATTAGCGATTTGCTGCTAATCCGCCCCACCGCACATGGTGGAAGTATGCGTAACTCTCTGCCCCAAATGATCAACTACCAGGTCGATTATCTGGAAGCCATACAAGCAGACAAAACCCCGACAAGTCAAAGTTATATAGAAGAAATGTACATGAATCGTGGGGTATTTAGATTTCCCACAGATGAAAGCGATCCTTATTACGGTGTGGAAGCTGTAATAACAGTAATTGAGTATATCTAAGGAGATACTTATGGCAACTAAACATTTAACGATTAATAAGAAAATTGAAGTAGGCAAAGAGGCTACCAATGCCTGGGGCACGGCTGTTGCTCCCACCCAGAAAATGATGGGCGTGACCGATGTCAGCATCACCCCCCTGGTCACCGTGGAACAAATCAAGGATATGCGTGGAGACTACAACCCCAGCCGCGAAAGCCTTGTGCGCCAGGTTGGTGGCGAGGCTACTGTAGAAGGCTGGATGAGTTACGAGCAAAGCCCCTACGTCTTTGATGCGTTTTTCTGGCATACCGACTCTGATGTTGGAATGACCACGGACGCATCAGGTGACGCAACCCGCGTTTACTACTCCCCCACCCACGCCTCTGATGTCAAGGATACCAGAGTACAAACCATCGTACATGGTGACGTAGGCGTTAGTTCTGATGTGATCAACGTAATCAACTTAGCAGGCGCAACAATGAAGGGGCTTGAACTTACAGGCGAGATAGGATCCCCCCTAACCTACCGTGCTAACTACATTGGGAAACAGGTCTCTACGGATACCTTCGCAAATGTAGCCGATACAGATGTCGACTATGTGCTAGGTGGACATCTTAACCTGCTCTACATTGATCCTGGCTCAGATGGAATCGGAAATACCAAAACGTCTGACATTATGTTCAGCTTCAATCTAAGCCTTGACAACGGTCGTGAGATCGACAGGCACATGGGGGACTTTGCACCCAAAGGATACAAAGATAATCCGTTTAGTGGAACGTTAAACCTGGTTCTGGAGCTAACATCAGTGTCCGAGCCTTACCTGGACGCAATTATCTCCGCTACGGACAAAGGCGTTGAAAAGAATGTCCGAATGAAGTTCCTGAGTGATAGCGATTACATACAAATTGATTTTTGTGGTGTGGTTGTGGATGCTCCTGACCTTTACACGGATGTTGATGGAGTAATGACCGCAGACTTCACACTAACCGGCCAAAAAACGTCGGGGACGTCAGATTGGTTAGGCGTAACACTGTTTAATCATGTTCCATCACTAACATAAGGAGGGTTTTCCCTTCATGAAACTTAAAATCAAATACCCCGAAGAAAACGAGAAGGGCGTATTGAAGTATATTCGCAATAGCGCCCTATTCAACGAAGTCTTACAAAATCCAAGTGAATTTAAAGTCAAGGACATAGATAAAGCCTATGACTGGCTTTTGTCACTTGTTATCGAACCAGAGGACAGGGAAGAGGCTTACGACCTGCTTATGGAACTGACGGCTAAAGAACTGGCTAACCTGTTCAAGCAGATGTCAGTAAACCTGGAGACTGACCCAAAATTACCGGAGAACTCAGAAGATGGCTAAGCGGGAAATCCCCCTCTGCTAAACCACCTTACTGGGTTCTTGTTTTACAGATGGCTGACGAATGGAACATCCCTCCATGGGAGGTGGAGGAAGAATGTACCGCACGTTGGTACAGAAACTACGTGATATGGAAAACCGCTAACAAATTAGAAGCGGAACGAAGGGCAAAGGATGGCTGAACGTTCGGAACTAGAAATCATACTTGTCGGTAAAGACAAGACTAAGAAAACCTTCAAGGAAGTTGGCAAAAACCTTGACAGCATGGGTAAAAAGTCCAAGAGTGTCAGGGATGAATTTACGACGACATCACGGAAAGTTGTAGCGGCTGCCGCTGCTATAGGGGCCGCTGTTTTGGCTGCCAAGAAAACCTTTGACTTTGGTTATGAAGGTGCTCAACTGCTTAGGCTTGAGCAGGCTGGCAATAGGCTTGCTAAGTCCTATGGGCAATCTATGAGCTCTATCGTAACGTCCATCAAAGAGGCATCCAACAATACGATAACCCAAGCCGATGCTATGGGGCTTGCGGCGAAGGCTATGCAACTTGGAGTTGCACAAACCCCCGAACAATTTGACCGACTAGCAACTGCATCCATCGCCTTGGGCCAAGCCATGGGACGCGGCCCCGTCGATGCTATGACTGACATCGTTACCGGTATCGGGCGCATGTCGCCACTTATCTTGGACAACCTGGGCATTATGACAAGAGGCGGCAAGATTTTCGATGAGTATGCCGAAAGCGTAGGAAAAACTACTGACCAGTTAACGGATGCCGAGAAGAAACAAATACTTTTGAATAGCGCCTTCAAATCCGCCGAACCCCTTTTGGATGAACACGGGGAGTTAGTAGCTGATATTGCCACAAGTTACGAGCAGGTAATCGCAAAACTCACTGATTATGTTGATACATTCAAAAAGCGCCTAGCGCGCGAATTACCTGGTGTTATTGATACTCTAAACGAATATCTCGATACTCAAACCATGATTTCGAGAGCCGAGGAAGAATACAGTATCAGGAAAAAGCTATTCTTAGATGACTTTGTTTATGAAGGACAAGTAATTGCGAAGAATGTTGATGAGCTCAGGGATTGGCTAAAGGCGCAAGACGAAATCAATCGTGTAGTTGATCTGTCGACACAAATTATGAATGAGTATGCGGCGGAAATGGATAAGGTGGATCTGAGTACAAGTAAACTGGGTCCTACTACAGAAGAATACCTCCGCCCATTGAGACACGTAAGACCTACCATGCAACCCGTTGTAAGATCGTTTCAAGATATGGGAATTTCCCTAAGCTCAATGAACATCAACGTGGATGACGCAATAGATGAGCTAAAAAGATTCTTGGACTGGTTACTAACAGATGGCCCAAAAATTATTGAAGCCATAAATCGAATCACAAGCGCTGTATTAGGAGGGATAATCTCCGTCGACACTGCAAAGGCACGATTAGCCGCCCTAGAAACTGGTGGTATCGGTGGCTACGAAGCCCAGATTACCAGTGAACGCATCAAGTCATTCATGGAACGTCAGACAGAAAGAATGGATGTCAGGGCCAAAGGCGGCCCCCTCTCCGGTTTCAACCTGGTAGGTGAACAGGGTTATGAACTCGTAATCGGCAACGTGGTAATTCCACATGGCATATCCAAGAAACTGATGCAGCTAGGCTTGAAGCCCAGAAAAGGCTTCTACGCCGGCGGTGACCTGGGGGATGACGAACGCTGGTCGCCCTACATACCAGGAGGTTCCATAGCCCCGCCCCCAGTGGGCATACAACAGCCAAGTCCGACCATTACCACAGCCCCGACCATTACCACGGCTCCTATTGTGGAAGTCATAGATGACATTACGCAGGAAGCCACGGAAGTTGCCACGGAAAAAGCCATGACGCAGATTGCCCCCAACCTGTCAGCGCAAACGCGGGTTATGGGTGCCGGTATGATGACGCAAACAAAGCAGGTGAGGGAAACAAATATTATTTTGAACAGCATATTAAATACCCTGGGTAATCTACCTAACCGCGATGACATGGAACAGATAATGAGAGAAAGCAGGGACACGAGCGGTTTCTAATGAGCGAGCCAGTATACCCCGCCACGGATGCAATCAAACTAGAAGTCCAGATTTCCGCTGATACGTCCTGGACAGACATCTACCCTGACGTAATGGCTGACCCGCCCCTTGAGTTGTTCTATGGCAACCGAAGCGATAGACCAGACCAGAGAACAGCACAGGGCGGGCATCTCAAGTTCACGCTGGATAACTCCACCGGTAACAGCGGAGGGCTGATAGGGTACTACTCGCCAGGTTCCTCGGATGTGCAGACAGGCTGGCAGGAAGGCGTAAACATTCGCTACTCCATCCTGTATGACAGTGACACCTATTACAAATGGTGTGGGCGTGTAAACGAAATCGTACCAGAACACGGAGAAAGCGGACCGCGTACCGTGAAGGTGTCCGCCGTTGACTGGATAAATGATGCAACCCGAATAAAGCCCGAAGGCTTAGGAGTACAGGAAAGCAAATCAGGTGACCAGCTCGTTACCACGCTATTGACAGGTGTAACGCAACAGCCAACAGCCACACAATACGATTCAGGCATTTCAAACTTTGAATATTGTTTTGATGAGATTAGAGATAGGCACACAACAGCCCAGCAGGTATTGAAAAACATCACCATGTCGGAGTTCGGTAGATGCGCTCAGATAGGAGACTCGGATACCGGCGGGGTTCTCAGATGGTGGAAACGCCATGCCTGGAACCAGGATACGGATGTTCTTCTCACTATGGATAACGATGGGGATTCAGATGACTATGAAGATATCGTAATCCTGGCAACGGAAAACGACGTGTTCAATACCGTCAGGGCGACAACCTACCCAAGAGCAGTGGATACAGACCAAACCGTTATCCTTTGGGAGCTTCAAGGAGATGGTTTTATCGGAGCAAGCGATCAGAAAACAATATTTGGCAAATACACAGATCCGAATAACCGCGATACCAGAATAGCAGGGGCAGGTTTTCAAGAACCCGAAGGTCAAAACGATTTAATGAATTACGATTTTGAGGATGGGATAGCCTATTGGGTTCCATTACAGGGTGCTATTGTTCAATCATCCGATCAGGCACACAACGGTAATTATTCAGTGAAATTTACTACACATACAGGAACAATACAACCCTATATCCGCCCCGGAAATCCAAATTTTGTTGGTGATTATAGAAAAGATGATTTAGTTAGATGGCAATACTATTATTATCTACCAGACGCATGGCCGACGAATATCAGCACTTTGATAGTGGAATGGGATTCTAACGGCGACTGGATTCAAAATGATACTATAGAAACATTTACGCCCTCATCTGGTAGTTGGAACAGAAGAGCAGGCAGCGCATTATTAACCGCCTCTGATTGTGCTGCAATAAGCATAATTCCTTATTCGGCAAGCGCATCATCTGACTTTGACAGTAATATCATATATTTTGATGATTTTTATCTGATACAAGATTCCAACCTCTCATTTGAATTCGGTGCTAATGGGTGCAAAAATGACAACCTTGTATTTTCAAGTGCGACTTTTGGAGGTAACTCAGTTAAATTCGTTATAGAAAATACAGGACCAACAGGTGACATTCTAAATAGGCTTGAAGCCAAGGGATCTCCCGTATACGTCTACCAGCCCGCCATCGCAGAGGCAATCGACAGCGACAGCATAGCTAGCTACGGCGACAGAAATCTGAACCTGAAACTGATTTACCAGGACAACCCCCTCGAAGGCCAGGACTTTGCAGATGCTGTATTAGCAGACCACAAAGCCAGACGTTCCAGAGTAAAGAGAGTGAAGTTTACAGCAAACCGCAACGACGCCCTGATGAAAGCCGCCTGCCAGGGAGAACCAGGAGACAGGATAACGCTTTCGGAGTTGGTAGCTGGGATTTCAAAAGAAGATTATCACATCAATGGTGTGTTGTGGAAGGACACATCAAGAATCATAGACGTAACCTGGTTCACGGTATTGTCCGACACAAATTCTTATTATCGGGTTGAAACCGATGCAATAGACGATTCTGACAGAGTAATAGCATATTAGGAGTAAGTTATGGCATATAACGGCCCAAGGACTTGGGTAGCATCTGAAACGCCCACAGCGGCTAATTTCAACACAGAGGTACGAGATAACATCACCGAATTGGCGAAGAGTGGTTTTACCGTTGTCATAGACGGCGGTGGTGCCCCCATAGATACCGCTTCCTTTGTGGATGTTCATATTCCTTATAAATGCTCTATTGATGCAGTTTATACCTACGCGGATACCGTTGGAGATATCACGGTTGATATCTGGAAAAGAGTATCCTCGGATTTCGGAACCAACCAACCTAGCGACACAGATAGCATAACCGCATCCACGCCCCCAGCGATTTCATGCGATGACTATGACGCCGATTCAACCCTGTCAAGCTGGACAACAACCCTGAATGCCCAGGACATGCTGAGGTTTTATGTGGAGGCTTGTTTGGTAATTGAACGGGTTTCGATTGGTGTGGAGACTTCCAGGAGCTCGTAATGTCACTGAAAACCGGATTACAGCATTACTGGAAAATGGATGAGGCCAGCGGTACCCGCGTGGATAGTATCGGTACCGCAGACCTGGATGACTACGGGACAACTGGCTATCGGGAAGGGAAGCTTGGCAATGCCATAGCCAGCACGGATTCGTCAGACGGGCTATACACATCTGACGCCGTAACCTTTGATGGTGGAGATTTTACTGTCAGTCTTTGGATGTATTGGGATGCAGTAGCAGGTGATTCCAGCCCGCCATATATCGTTATTGATAAGACAGATAATTTCAGATTTGCTCTTACTACTAATGCAAATACAGGAAATGTTTGGTGGGGCGCCGATGATTCCGGGAGTTCAATAACAGTTGAAACAGGTGGCTGGCACCATGTAGTGCTTTGGTATGACCATTCCGAAAGTACCGGTTACCATGTTGTGGATGATGGAAGCGCAACATCCACGAACACCGGTTCTTATGCAACAAATGCAAATGTAATAAGAGCTGGTGGAACGGGCGTAGCTGGTAGAATGTGTGGCGCACTTGATGAGGTCGGCATCTGGAACCGTATCCTGTCATCGGATGAGAGAACGCAGCTTTACAACGGCGGTAATGGATTGAAGTTAGCCGGTTTTGGACCAAAGGGAAACCAGGTGATCTGGTTCTAGCGATGTCCCAGAATAATTTTCACCCGGTAGTTCCTATAAAATCAAAGTTATATTTCGATGAAGATACTTATGAAAGAGACAAGAGAAAGAAAAAGAAAAGAGTGAAGCGCCATAGGAAGAAGCGAAGGAAGCGAAGGTAACCATGGGAGCAACACCAAAGTACGCAAACGAAATCATAGAACGCTTAACCAGAATGGAAGTGATACAAGAGAGTACCGCTAAGGATGTGAAAGACATCCATGAGTGTATATACGGGAATAGTAATCCTGAAAGCGGGCTTATTTATAAGGTATCAGTAAACGAGAGTTTTAGAAAAGCAGTACATAAACTGGTGTGGCTAGGTATCGGAACCCTGATTTCGGGTATTGGAGCGATTGCGTTCTCGGTGTTGGGCTAATAGGCTTTCCAATGCTTCGTGACGTAGTTCTGCAAGATACATCTTTATTCTACAAACTGCACAGTATCTTTTTTCCATTGGTAACCTTCGCAGTTTCTCACAAAGCTCACACTCAATCTTGTACTGCTCCTCTTTCATCTTTCTCGCCTTCCAGGGGTGGCGCTATTTCTTTGATGTTATCCAGGTAGAGCAAAACCGCCCGAGTTATATGAGCCCTCTTTTCAGGGGGCCATTCCATGATTTGTTCTGCAATCCGCCTGACATCAACACTTAGCGGGATTGGCTCAATGTAATTGAATTCTTGAAGCGGAGCGTTATATAGGTCCGCTAGTTTCTTGAGTCTGTCCATCGGACAAGGATAAATGCCGCGTTCATAATCAGAAAGGCTCGATGCTCTGATGCCCGTCATTTTCTCGACGTCGTATAATGACCAAAGTTTTTTATTTCGGTAGAGGCGTAGCTTGCGACCCATGAATTTCGCGATCTTTTGCTCGACCTCCTTTACCTCCGGGGGTTTTTTTCTCCGTCCCATGTTCCCCTCTCCTTATTTAATTCTTACCATCCAACCTAATGAAATCATTTTACATGAAATAATTTAGAATGTCAAGTAATATCGTAGAATATGTACATATCAAACTGCACTCATATACCGGATGGATAGTCCGGTATTAATTGTACGTTAATATCTTGACAAAATACGGTGTTATCGTATATAATGGACACAAGTCATAATGTGAGGTGCCAAATGATTGATGAGTGCGAGACATTTTTATTGAATACTGTCACCAAGGTTGAGGATGCAATCAATTACTTATCCAGTGCATCTGCCGAGTTCCGTAATCCCAACGACGAGGAGGTCATTATTTTTTATCGCGACCGATTAAACGACTGGCTGGACAGTTATCAAACTTTCGTTGTATGTCATATTGATAAGGTTATTGAGGAACGCCTTATAAAATATACCACACAAAATGACATGATATTAAAGGATATTGATAT